CAGATGATGAAGTTACCTTTACCACGCCTTGTGTCTTGTGCGATGACATTAGCATCACGCTCGATATTAAATAAAAGACCTTTAAATCTTTCTACAGACCACCTACCGTTGGAATCAACATCTAAGTCGAATGTTCCAGCTGTAGCAGTTGAGGCTGAGCCTGTTTTTGCTACTTTGTAGATAGTTCTAATGACTTCACGATTAATTTCTGCAAGAATTTCTTGAGAAAGAATGTTAGAAAGTTCGGATTCTGCATCTAAACCATGAACAGCTTTTAAATCTTGAGCTAGCTCTACGGTGTACTGAGCTTTTAATGCTCTGGACTTAGCCGTAACAGTAGTTTTCTCGATTGAGAAAGCCATTTCATTTAGTGTAGTTGAATCGCCGAAACCTTCAGCTGTGCTTGTAGATACTCCATTTCCTGTAGTGTAGGTACCGTCTACTGGATTAGATCCAGCGTGTGTTCCTGCACCAGAGAAATCAGTGTCTGCTTCGTTAAATAAAGCCTCAGTTCCAGTTTGTGAACTGAAATGAGATTTCATTGCAAAGATTAGACCAGTTGGTCCAGACATTGGTTGTACTCCACAAACATCGTAAGCCATAAGGTTAGGTAAAGCACGTCTAACTAGTGAGATCAATATTGGATCGTAGTTGTCAACGCTTGCACCTGTTTGGTTAGCATGTGTAGCCTCGAAAAGAGCTTCTTTTTCTTCACGAAGAGCCTTCTCTTGGTTTTCGAGTACTACTGTGGTAACAGCTTTCTTGTAAGGATCTGAAATTTCTTGTAATTCCGGATGCTCAAGGACTGGTTGCCACTTATTTTGTAGTTCTTCTGAAAGATACATCAGTTTCTCCTTGTTTTACTTTGTTTGTTATTTCTATAACCTAATTATTTATAAAAATGTTAATTTTTAACCTTATCAAACTTCGCTGCTTGAGAGATACCTTGTACATATCTACTCATCACGGTGTTATCTGTTAAAGTTCCCTGATCAACGCTATCTTCTAGCTTATCACTATCATCAGCTTTCGCTTTAGGAAAATAATTTTCCTTGATAACATTAAGTTTTGAAATATACTTGTCTTCGCCGTCGAAACTAATTCCTTCGACTAAACCTGCGAATTTCTCCACTTCAGTTTCAGCTAGATCGTCAACCACGGAACGGAAAACTTTTTCCTTTTGTAGTTGTTCTCTGTCTTCGCTGATTGCAACTGACTTGTTAATCTCTTCGTTTAACTTAGATTTTAACTCATCAATTTCAGACTGTTGTTCTGCCAACACATCGAATTTATCTTCAGGAACATCAATATAATGTTCTTTGAATACTTCTTTCATACCGTTAAGGAATGATTCAGTAATTTCGTTGCGTAAACCGTTTTCAACAGCCAACTCGTTTTCTTTGAGCCATTGCTCAGTTACATAACTGAGGTATTTGTCTACATTTTCTACGAGCTTCTCTTTTGCCTCATCAAAAGCCTTATTGGCTTCCTCAACAAGTTCATCCTCAATGGATTCCATTTGTTGATTGACTCTGGCCACAACCGATGCCTCAAATAATGAAGCTGCTTGTGTTTTAAATTCTTCTGAAAGATGCTCCTCGTCCGCGAACAAGTTAGCAATGTCCTCTTCGAATAAAGTCTCTTCTGTTGACTCTTCCTCAGATGCTTCTACTTCGGATTCTTCTTCCTCAGCAATAACTTCTTCTCCGTCTTCAACATATTCAACTTCTTCGCCTTCGACTACTTCTTCCTCTGCAACAATCTCTTCGTCAGCTACTTCAGGTGTTTCTTCTAGTACTTCGTCTTCAGTCTCTTCGACTTCTTCTTGATGTACATTACCTTTAGAGCTAGATTGATTTACAACGCTTTGAGTCGCCTCGCCGTCGTTGTAATTAGGTGCTTTACCAGCACCTGAGTTTGAAGGTCTAGGGGCACTGCCAGCTTTTGCTGACGCTTCCTTTCCTACTGGGCTTGTTAATCCGCCTTCAGGGTTGCTAGAACCACTAAGGTCTTGCTGTTCTGGGTTTGGATTAGAG